TGATTGGGGCTGTTTGGAATATGTTAGCTCCAATTGCTCAGTTTGTCATCGATAACTGGTCTGTGATTCAACCGATTATTATTGCCGTAGCAATCGCTATAGGTGCTTATATAGTCGCGATGAATGCAGCAAGTATTGTAACAGGTTTGTTTAGTATTGCTACAAATGTTGCGAAAGCTGCAATGGCTGGTTTGAATGCAGTGATGGCAATGAATCCAATCATGTTGATTGTCATGGCAGTCATTATCCTTATTGGTCTCTTTTATGCTTTAGTAGCATGGTTTAACAATCTTACTGGTGCAGCTGTATCAGCTACAGGAATTATCATGGGGGCGATATTCGCCCTTGGTATGATGATTTGGAATACGATTCTCGGGATTATAAATTTTGTCATCTGGGTAATCAATATGATTTTGCAAGGTGTTTTTTGGCTTGTGAACGGG